TTCTAAAGGTGGCTATGCTGATTATTCTACTTCAACTTGGGCTCGTAGAGAACGTGCTCTAAGTGCAGATGAAAAGGCAGCTATCGATCAGTATGGTTTGTACAAACTTTCAGACTTTTTACCAAAGAAGCCAACTGAAGTTGAACTCAAAGTCATCAAGGAAATGTTTGAAGCGTCAGTAGATGGTGAAGCATTTGATATGGAACGTTGGGGTCAATATTATAAACCAGCAGGAATGGGCGGAAGTGGAAGTTCTACAGGTGATACACAAAAAACAGCGTCTAAACCAGTAACTAAAACCGTCGAAGCTGTACAGGATGATCCCCCATTTGAGCCAGATAACAAAGAGCCGGCTACAGAGGCTCAAGGTTCTGATGCCAGCAGTCGTGCCGCAGATATTATCGCAATGATCCGTAAACGCAATCAACAATAATTGGAGATTGTGATGGCGAAAACTGTAAAAGTTAATGAGAACTTTTCTCTAAACTATAATAGCCGTGAAGATCAAAGCGGTGATACAGTTATGGACTGTAATATTAACTTTGATAATCCCAGAGATGATAGTACAGTCATCAATAGACTGAATACATGGCTCAAGGCTATAGGCAGAACTGATATTGAAGTTGTGCCCAAAGAATATCCGAAAGGAATAAAATAATATGGGTAAAGCATTTGACATTTCTAAGTTTAGAAAATCGATAACTAAATCGATTGAAGGATTGGGCATTGGGTTCAATGATCCAACTGACTGGGTATCAACTGGTAATTACGCTCTGAATTATCTCATCTCTGGTGACTTCTTCAAAGGGGTTCCTCTTGGTAAGGTAACCGTGTTTGCCGGTGAATCTGGAGCAGGTAAATCATATATTTGTTCTGGTAATATTATTAGACACGCACAAAGTCAGGGTATTTACTGTATCTTAGTGGATTCGGAAAATGCCTTAGATAAGGATTGGTTAGAGCGACTAGGTGTGGATACCAGTGATGATAAACTGTTGAAATTGAATATGGCTATGATCGATGACGTAGCTAAAACAATTAATGAGTTTATGAAAGAATACAAAACGATGCCAGACACTGAACGTCCTAAGGTATTGTTTGTAATCGACAGCTTAGGTATGTTACTAACTCCAACAGATATTAATCAGTTTGAAGCAGGCGATTTGAAAGGTGATATGGGTCGTAAGCCTAAAGCACTTACTGCTCTGGTTCGAAACTGTGTTAATATGTTTGGCTCTTTTAATGTAGGTTTGGTTTGTACAAATCATACATATGCTAGCCAAGATATGTTCGATCCAGATGACAAAATAAGTGGCGGGCAAGGCTTTATCTATGCGTCATCGATTGTAGTTGCCATGAAAAAACTCAAACTAAAAGAGGATGAAGATGGTAACAAAGTTTCAGATGTACTAGGTATACGTTCGGCATGTAAAGTTATGAAAACCAGGTATGCTAAACCTTTTGAATCAGTACAGGTAAAAATTCCATACTCTACAGGAATGAACCCTACTTCGGGACTTATTGATCTTTTTGAAAAAACAGGCGTGTTGACAAAAGCAGGAAATAAGTTACAATATACAAGTAAGAAGACAGGTGAAATAATTTCAGAGTTTAGAAAAAATTGGACAGAAGATAAATTATTGTTGATTATGTCAGAATGGGACAGCTCGGCATTACCTGTCACTGCTCCAGAACCTGACGAAACTGAGGAAGCATAAATGGAAGAAGAACTTATTATTGAAGTATGGGAAACTTTTAGAGACTATATTCCTGAAAAGAGTAGAGAAACTGCAGCCAATCAATTCCTTGAATTTTTACAAGGACATGACGTAGATTCAGATACACTAGAAGGCCTAAAAGGCTATGATCCCCATCTTGATAATGCTATCGATCTTGTATTAGGTAATGATGAAGTAGAAGATGAGGACGAAGAAGAAGATTATGATAACTGGAGCGATGAAGACGAGGATTACTAATGTCCTGGTATTCTAAAGTCTCACAAGACATATCTAATCTTCCACTTTGTCTAGATTACTTTTATAAAGAATTAGATTCAGCAAAAGCAGAGGTTAAAATCCACGGGAACGTGGAAAAATCCTCTGCTAATCTGCCTGGTATTGTTGAACATAGATTCAACCAACTTCAAGAAATAGAAGCAATCTTAGAATTCCTTAACATAGAACTAAGGCAAATTAAATCTAAATTATTTAAAAAATATTTAGAAAACTATCAGCGTGCTTTAAGCTCAAGAGACTGCGAAAAATATGTGGAAGGTGAGCCAGATGTTGTAGATATGGAAAAAATTATCAACGAATTTGCTATGTTGAGAAATAAATGGTTAGGAATTACCAAAGGGTTAGATATCAAGCAGTGGCAATTAAGCAATATTATTAAACTTAGAACAGCTGGATTAGAGGATATTGTAATATAATGTTTATAGAAGATTTTATTTCAATTTTATCTAAATCTCAAGGCACGCTATTAAACAAAGATGAAAATATCATCTATAGTTTTGCTAGTCAAATTTTAAACGGCAACGCTTTAACAGAAAAACAGGCAAATCTGGCTGTAAAGATTTTGAAACGTTATATTGGTTATCTAAATACCGCAGTAGGCTTCGATATAACTAGTTCTATTGAAAATCCGATATATAAATGGCCATTAAGAGTAGTAAACTACCTTAAACGACTATCTACGGTACCAGATAACGCTCTAGGGAAAGTTTGGAAATTAGAATTTCCATATAATGAAGCATGGTTATTAGAACTTCGTAAGGCAAAACAGTCCGGCGTAGAAGGTTTGTGGGATAAAGATCAAAAATCATGGATTTTTCCTAAAAATGAGACAAATTTATCATTTTTAATCGACTTTACTGAAAAATATCAATTCGAAGTTGATGAAATTTTCCAAGAATATAAAAATCAGGTAAAATTTATTCATGATAATGTGGAAAAATATGTACCTATGATAACCTATGAAAATAATGACCTCAAAATTGTCAATTTTGACGAAAAAAATGTCAAAATTGACAAGAATACTGTTATTTCGACCGTGTTTGAGGCCAGAAAATATGGAATTTTAACTTGGGACGATAATGTCAATAGGTATCTATCTAGTGAGGAAGTTAATCCTATTACAAAATTGTTCTTAGATACGGATCCTAGCGAAAATATTCATATTAATCCGGAAAAAATCGGCCTAAGCGATCTAGTCGATCTAATAATTTACATGAACCCCTGTGTTTTTGTTATACCGGGAGGTAGTGAATTGGAAAATATTGAAAAAATTTATGACTTCTTAATTGGTATTGATTTTAGACCAGACGAAATGGCAGTTATGTTTAGACTGCCCAGTGATACAGGTAAAAATTTTAATGATTTTGTCAGAAATAACGCTTTAAACAATCCTATAACAGAAAATACCAAAATTGTGTTCTTAAGCGGAAAGGTACCTAAACCCTTTATTAAAAGTAATATGAAATTTAATATCACTATTAATTTAGGATATGATAATGTACACTATACAATGAGAGAATTTGTTCATAGACAGGAAAATTTAGTATTTTATTCAAAAAAATCACACCAGAAGGAATTTAACTTTGACGAATTGTAGGATTGTGATTAAAGATGAAGTTAATGTTAAGATTGAAAATCTAGACCTTGACACAAGAAAACATCTAGTTAAAAAATTTAAGTACGAAGACCCTACTGCTCGATATAGACCGGCCTATAAATTAGGCAGATGGGATGGTACTATAAGTTTTTTTGGGTTAGGCGGAACAACCTATCTTAGTATGTTGCCGCAGGTTTTAGAATATCTTGAACAAAAAAACTATGATATAGAACTACATGATCTTAGGACTTATTTTGACCTAAATTTTGACAAAATTTCCGAAGATTTTTGGGGTGAAAAAACATGGCCCAAAGGGCATAGGTTTGAAGGACAAGCAATTAGATTACGCAGTGACCAAGTCGAAGTAATTAATAAATTTTTAGAAAACCCTCAGTGTATTCAGGAGATTGCCACAGGTTTTGGTAAGACTATAACCACGGCAACTTTGGCGAAAATTTGTGAAAAATATGGTAGAACTATCACAATTGTACCAAATAAATCTCTAGTAGAACAAACTGAAGAAGATTTTATAAACTGCGGATTAGATGTTGGTGTATATTACGGCGACAGAAAAGACATAGGTCGAACACATACTATTGCAACTTGGCAAAGTTTGAATATTTTAGAGAAAAAATCTAAAAATGACGATGAATTATTAAGTTTAGCTGAATTTTTGGATGGCGTTCAATGTGTCATGGTTGATGAAGTTCATATGGCCAAGGCAGAGGTGCTGAAAAAATTATTAACACAAAATTTATCTAATGCCTGTATTAGGTGGGGACTGACCGGAACTGTTCCAAAAGAGGATTTTGAGTTCCAAAGTTTACGTGCTAGCCTGGGTGAAGTTGTACATCGTGTGGCCGCTCATGAACTTCAAGAAAAGGGTGTATTAGCACAGTGTCATGTAAATATTGTCCAAACTGCAGAACATAGAGAGTTTGGTAGTTATGCAGAAGAACTAAAGTTTTTGGTCACAGATTTAGATAGAATGACCTATATCTCTCAATTAATTTCA